ACTGCGTGGCTCCCGCGCCGCCCTTGTACGGCGTGAGCGCGGTCGACCGGATCGGCTGTCCGTCCACACGGAGTACGAACCGGAAGACGCTCTCGTCGTAGATGAAGTTCACGTGGATCGACATGTCCGACTTGATCCCGCCCTTCTCCGCGAGGATGTACCCGCCGAGGTCGGCGAACAGGATGTCCCCCGCCGTGCCGAGCGTCTGCGCCTGCTCGATCGCGATGACCGGACGACCGAACAGCGTGCCGTAGGGCTGACCGGACAGTCCGCCTGCAGGCATGTAGATCGGAACGCCGCCGGTCCCGACCGAGAGCGACATGGTGAACAACTGCGGCTCGATGTTCTGGTTGATGAGCCACACCGCGTTCGGGCGGCTCTGCGCGAAGATGCGCGAGTACATCTTGACCACGTTCTCGGCCTGCACGGTCGCCGCCTTCTGCCCCGCCTCCTTGTCGACGGTGACGAGCGCCCCGCTGTTCATGATGCCGAGCGGTTGCGGTCCGCCGGTCCCGTTGAGGATCGCGTCGTCGAGCAGGAACCCGAACTCGGACGTGAACCCCTCCCGGATCACGCCTTCGAGAGCGGAGGCATCGTCGAGCAACTCGTCGGTCGCGTAGCACAGCCCGACGAGTTTCTTCAGGGACAGTTCGATCTTGCGGAACTTCGGCTTGCTCTTCGTCTTCTCCGCCGCCTCATCCGCCCAGTACCCAACGATCCCGCCGTACCGCGTGGAGGCGCGGGAGGTTTCATCGATTCCGTTGATCTTGATGCTGTTGCTGTTCCCGCTGATCGGAACGCGCCGAACGCGGGAGGCGAGGATGCCGGTCTGGAACACGTCCTGCAGGAGGACGCTGGAGAAGTCCTGCTGCACGAGGAACCCGCCGTCACTCGGGACGGACTCGGACATCCCCGTGGCGCGGGTAGCCCGAAGGCGCGGATCGACGTTTCCACCGGGAACGCCTGCCCGCATGACCGCCGCCATCTGCTCGCCGAAGGACGCGAACCTGTCCTGCGTGCGGGCTTCGGGCGGAGTTCCCTGCGGACGCGGGCGCGACAGGGGCGGCGCGGTCGGGGCTTCGAGGTCCGCGGTCATCCGCTCCTGCCGCTCCTGCGTCGCGATGATCGTGCGCAGTTCGTCGACGCCGTCCATGAGTTCCGTCTTCAACTTGATCTCGCTCGCGGACGGATCGCGATTCTCGGAGATGCACTTGCCATCGATGTCTCCGACCTTCTTGACGAGCCGCGCAAGATCCTCGCGGTATTGCGTAATGGTCTTCATGCGAATTTTCCTCCCTCGCATTTATTGTCAGGTGGTTGAAATCCGACCTCGGCCTCGTATGCGACGCGGAATGGTTTGCGAGCCGGTTCCGCTTCGCCCCCCGTATGGTTTGCGAGCCGGTACGGGAGGACCGTGGCAGTACCCGTTATCAAGCCGTCATCTTTTCTGCCCTGTAGAACAGTTCCATGAACTTGTCCGCCACCTTCACCGGAGTTGCTGGAGGCGCATCCTTCGGCTTTTCCTGCAGCCCCGGAAGGAACGTCAGCATCGTGCGCAGTTCATCGGCGGTGAGTTCCTGACGATCGCGAATCTTGTCGGCGATACGGTAGAGTTCCTTCCACTCATCCGTGACTGACGGCGGAGATATGATCCCGTTATCGATAATTACGCCTCCCGGGACCAATCCCCAATCCGTCCTCACCGCCGTACCATCGCTGTTTACCCACCTCGTCGAGGCGGCGTCACTCGACACGGTGATGGTGCCGGTGGTAGTAACAGGCGGCATCTTCCCCTTGTTCTGGAACAGCGAACGCACCTGCGCGGATGTCGTCGGGTACGCGGGGAACGTCACCACGCTCACGTCGAACAGCGTGACGTCCGTCAACACGCGCTCATCCTTGTCGTAGTCGTACTCCGCCTTGTTCACGATGAACCCGAATGACATCTGGTTCACGTCACCGCGCCGCATCGACACGAGCAGGTCGTTCGCCCACGTCGTACCCGGAGGGGTAATCGTCGTCGCGAGTCCCTTGTCGTCCTCGCGCAGCGTCAGCGTCTTCGCCTTGTTCCTGCCGAGGACGAAGTTTTCGTCATGGTTCACGAGCCCACGGATGTCATTCTCCTTGATGGTCTTCGCGAACGCCCCCGGACGTATGGACTCGCGGAACCACCCACCGATGTCCGCCCATGTGTTGAAGACGGCGGCGTACCCGGTAATCTTCGGAGCATCATCTCCGTCAACGCGCAGTTCAACCTCTGACATCGGCAGGCACCTACGTTCCACTTCGTCCACCTTGTAGTACATGATGACCTCCTTCATCTCGTTTCGTATTTAGGCAGGACCGCCTTCTCTCTTCCTCGCTTATTCTCTTCTATCTCTGACTGTGCCCGCTCAAGTATGTCAATCGCGAGGCGGATCGGTATCTTCTTCTTGAGCAGGAAGTTAAGCAGGTCCTCACGCGGGTTCGCCATCGCTTTCCTCCTCGCCTTCCCCTTCTTCTGACGTGTCCTTCCCGTTCCCTTTGTTCGGGGGTATAACCGGAGATACTGGCGCTGGCGGCTTCAGCGCGTTCTGCGGGGTTGACATATTCATAGGGACCAGCCTGATATCCCCGCCGGGGTACGGGTCCATATCTTCCTTCTCCCGTATCTCATTCGGGCTCATCGCCCCGATGTTGAACATGGCGGTATAGAAGGCCGACCGCTGCGCTGAGTCACCGCGCAGCAGCCCCTCAACGATATGCTTGAAGTACAATCTCCCGCGCCCTGACAGTTCCTTGTCGGACTTTGACAGTAACTGCATGTCATAGTTCGCCTCAAGGCGGACAAGCCACGGGAGGATAGAGTCAGTCACAAATGAAATCTGCTCCGACTCAATGTTACTGAATGATGACCGTGACAGGTCTTTCAACTTGTGCGGCGGGAGGTTGAACCAGCGGGCAACCTCCGGGATCTGGAACTGCCTGCTTTCAAGGAACTGGGAGTCATCAGGCGGGACACCGAACTTCTCTACCTTCATCCCCTCCTCAAGCAGTAGCAGTTTGTGGGATTTTCCAAGTCCAGAGTACGCCTTGGTCAGCGACGTCTGAAGCGAGTCATGCGCCGGACCGGACAACTTGCCGGGGTGCGATACTATCGTACCCGGATGCGTACCGTTCCCGAAGTACATAGCCCCGAACGTCTCCAGCGCCATGCTCAACCCGAGGCTCTTCCGGGCCATCGCAACTACCGAGTACCCGATGAACCCGTCAAACCCGAGCCCGGGGACGTGAAGCATATACTCCCTTGGGATGACCACGTCCCGGCCGTCAACCCGAACGACGTAAACGATCTGTGAGCCTTCCTTCTTCAGGCGGACGCGATCAGGGGTTATAGGCCATAGTTCAACGATGTCCCCCATCACGTTGCGCGTTATCTCCGCGAATCCATTACCCCACAGCAGGACGTGCGACATCAGACACTCCCGGCCCGCCATAGCGGTCAGGTACGGATTCCATTCATAGTGCATGACTCGATATGCCTTGTGATTGGCGGCTATCCTCTTGCGCTTATCCTTTTCCTGCATCAGGTGCAGAGGCAGTGACCCGACAGTCCCGGCGATCAATGACACGGCGTTGAACACGGGGCTGTAGTAGAGCGCCGTCCGCTCCGTAACTATCTCACCCGATATTGATTGAGAACCGGCAAGGTTCCATAGCGTCTGGTCCCAAGCCTTCTCATCAGTTAGCCCGAGCGCCTGTCGTCTTTCAAGACTGCTCAGGATACTCATGATTTCTTCACCACGACAAAGGGTCCGTAACCGATACGGAATATGACGGCGCCGCAGACCGCGAACGCAACCCACGGCTTATACATCCACAGACCATATCCCATCATCGCGATACCTCCGAAGACGAATACGTCCCTAAGGTCAATTATTTTCTTGATGCCAGTCGCCCGCTCACGGATGAACTCAAAGGCTCGCGTCATCCCTCCACCCCATTCAGCCCGAAAGATATAACCCCTCGGTTCTCATAGACGCTGCGGCCCTCCATGCTACGGGTTGCTCGGTCCAGTCCCATGACGAGCGCAACTATACCGTCTATTCGTTCTGTCGACTTTGATTTGTCAGGCTTGATGTTCCCGGCGGGATCGGTGCGGATAACTACGTTACTCGCCATCCAGCGGAGTACGGGGTTGCCCCCGTGGGCGAGTCGCTTGCTCAATACTAACTTCTCAAGTTCCTTGGATGGGGGTGACATCGACTGGTAGCCTTGTCCAATAGGGACGACGGTGACGCCCATGTCCTGCAGTTGCGTCTGTATGCGGGAAGCACCCCATCGGTCAAACCCCACCTCTTTGATGTCGAATACCGCGCCATCGTCAGCAATCTGCCTCAAAATCCAGTCATAGTCAACTACATTTCCCGGAGTGGCAGTTATGAAGCCCTGCCGAATCCACATATCATAGGGGACCCTATCCTGCCGTACACGCTGCTGTACGTTATCCTGCGGCATGAAGAATCGGCATAGAACCCGATAGTAATCCGTCTCGGTCTGCGGCTCGAAAACATAGATGAGGGCGGTCAGGTCGGTAGTAGATGAAAGGTCCAGCCCCGCGTATCCCTTCATCCCGTGCAGACCCTCAAGTTCAACTGGCGCGTCACAAGCGGCCCACGCCTCGGGGGGAAGCCACCGGACTTCGGATTCCGTCCATTGGTTCATCCGCAGCCGAAGAAAGGCGTTCAGTTGCCGGGGGAGGGACTTCGCCCTGTCCGCCTGAAGCCGCAGGTCATCGTACTTTACGCTCACGCCTATGTTCGGGTTGGCCTTTATCCAGACGGCGTCATCTTCCCAGTTATCCTCGGGGTCGAGCGTATAGATCATGCCGAAATACGTCTCATCCTTCAGCACCCCGGTCAGTATCTTCTCAAGGTATGAATGCTGGTCCCAACAGATTGATTGCTTGTCGTATCCTGCGGTGGTGATGGCGACCTGAATGGGTTGGCGGCGGGCTCCGGACGCCGTCTCCAATACGTCCCATACGGCGCGGGATTTATGCGCGTGTAACTCATCAATGATGGATGCGTGAGGGTTCAGCCCGTCCAGCGTGTCCTCATCCGCGCCGAGCGGCTCGTACTTGCACGCGGTGTTCATGATGACCATGGATGACCGGAACAGGTCTATTTTCCGGTGTAATTCCGGGGACCGCTGTACCATGCGCTTCCCCTCACCCCATACGATCTTAGCCTGATCGCGCTTGGTCGCGGCGCAGTAGACCTCAGCCCCCGGTTCATCATCATAGGCGAACAGGTATAGGCCGATGCCCGCGAAGAAAGTCGACTTGCCGTTCTTCCGGGCGACTTCAATGTATCCCGTGCGGAACCGCCGCAGTTTCGTGTCACGCCACTTCCATCCGAACAGGTTCCAGAGGATAAACTCCTGCCACGGCTCCAGCCGGAATACCTGACCGGCCCATTCACCCTTTGAGTGCTTCAGTTTTGAGAAGAAATCTATGACCTTCTGCGCGGAGGTGATGCAGAACTCAATCCCCAATGCTTCCTGATTCTCGATGTCATCAAAGTAGCGCTCGCAAGACTTCAGCACCCATGAAGATGCGGGGATAAGCCCCCATACGACCATGGCGGCGTATCGCTCAGCGGGGTGCATCGCGTTGAGTGTTTCTTGCAGGTCCTCAGTCACGGATTATTGCCCTCGTCCGCCTGCCCTGATACGTCTACCCGGGACCGCGCTGACGGGGTCGCACCGAACTCAACGAGAATTTTCATCATCTGCTCCATCGCCTTGTTCGCGATCGCCAGATATGGTGACTGTAGCGGGAAGTTCCGGGGGCTCTTGACTACCGTGCCGAAGCGTCTGATCTTATCCTCAGCGTCCGCCCATCGCTCGTATGCTATGCAGTATGCCGCCAGTGCCGTCCCGTCTATCTCCGTCAGTAATTTATTGGAGGAAAGCCGCTTTGACATCCGCTTCCACTCCCGGAGGGCTTCCCCTTGAACGTGCGCCGGGGGCCGGGGGTTGCGACGGCGGGGCTTCGGCTCTTCAGCCGGAAGGCGGTCCGGGCGGTCCGTACCCCGGAGTATCTTCACCACTGTCGGGAGCGGCCTACGACCAACCGTCACCGCCAACCCCCCCCCCCTCTATATCGCCTGCGCACGCGCTACCC